CTTGGTAATTCTCCCCCGCACTCCGCCACAAGTTTATATCAACCACCGTTGGCGTACCTGGTGCCGCCCTCAGGGGCTCCACTACCCACAACGACCACGTACCCATACAATACTCCAACAACAAATCCGGCGTCAATGGCGTCACCCCATCGGAAAAATTCGGACCACGGGGGGTACGCAGCACATCAGTAATAGAATTCCACGACAACACAACCTCAAAATCATGCTCCAAGTTGTTTAGACTAAAATACACACCTCGGCCCGCTGTCACTTGGGCCAGGGTCATCGCCGTGGGCGTGGTCGCAACACCATACATCAATGACAAAAACAACTTCCCCGTATGAAATTGTGACGCCACAATCTGAAAACGAACTCGCAAGTCACCCTGCCAAAAAGAAAACCGCGCAGTAATCCAATCCACCGTCGTCATAGTCACTCCCGTATGAAGCCTATACATATTTTGCAATGACGGAGATAACGGACACATATACTGCCACGCCAACAGACTCCCCGCACCATTCGTTGTACTCCACGCATAAGGGGAAACCATCCCATCAATATTTTGTATCTGTTTGAGGTAATCAAAACTCATCTCATCCTGGGTGGAACCAAACGTCTCAGGCGTAGCATGGTTACACGCCCCCGGTTTCAGATTCAGCATCTCATTATGGTCAATCTGCGTTGTATTTGCAAAATTCCCCATAGCACTACGAACTATTGGTTCAGGGGACAAACCAATATTCGGATAATCCAAGGTGGGAATTGAAACATTGTTATCCCGAGCCTCTGCTTTCTGATCCAACTCCGTAGTCGCAGTGTTATTCCCAAGCACTTTCATAACACTCTTATGCAAATTATAGTTATTCGTTATTTTCGATACACCGGCTCCCTGGATCTGCATTTCCCGCACCGGACCCTGCTTTTGATCTAGATCTTTCAATTGATCTACCAAATATCTACGACGTTCATCATATTTCCGTTCATTCATGTACGTCCTAGACAATTCAGTAGGCACAGGGTTCGCAAAAGTGCAATTCGTAAAGCGTACCGTCACAGAAACCGACACAGCAGTAGGCTGCCCTGCCCCCACACGCAAAATATTCAGAGGGGCCACTGTCAAAGTACCCAACAAATCGAAAGTCGAAGGTTCACGCAGTTTTATAAAATTCCGGATACTCACATAGGGGATCTTCAGTATAGCAGTGGTATCAACCGACGGATCTATCAGCACGTGTGGAACACTCGTTTGGCCCGATTCATTCCCATAAAATCTTTGCGCCACATCAGAAAGGTAAGTCAGAGGTGCAAAATATGCTATCAACATCACAGCCACAAACTTTGTTCCTGTAACACTTATCTGAACCTCAATATCACCCCTCCAATCGGCATACAACAAAAACGGGGTATGGGTAACACTGTTATCAACAATCAAATCGCCCGGAACGAGATATGTAAGCAAGGGCATCCCACGCGCCAACGTGGTCAACCAATCGATGGTTGACACCAGGGTTGGCCGACCAACCAATTCTTCCATTGACCACCGATAGTCATTCATCGCC